AAATGTTGATAAGTACCTCAGCTACGTTACTGAAAACTGGATGTCAGAAAATCAAATCGCTATTGAAAGCGGCATTCGTACTGAAGTAACTGAGTCATTTATCAAAGGACTACAGCAAGTATTCTCAGAGCATTACATTGAAGTACCTGAAGAAAAGTACGATGTAATGGCTGAAATGCAAGCTCAAATTGACAGCCTCGCTTCTAGACTAGACGAAGAAGTTGAGAACAATATGGCTCTCAAAGAAGAGTCAGTTAGTTTGAAGAAGCAACAAGTATTTGCTAAGATCTCAGAAGGCCTAGCGTCTACTGAAGCAGAAAAATTTGCAACATTAGTCGAAGACATTACTTATACAGGTATGGATTCATATGAGCAAAAACTTCAAGTCGTTAAAGAAAACTATTTCCCGAAAGAGAATGTAGTTACTGAAGCTAAACTTGAGGACACATTTGAAGCAGCCGACGAAGTAACTACTGGAGTTATGTCTAAGTATGCTCAAGCAATTTCAAAATCAACTAAGTTCTAATATTAATTTTTTATAAATAGTACTGTTATTATAAAAACAAAACTGAAACAACAAGGAGACTTAAATGTATCTTTCAGAGCAAATTGAGAGCAAGTGGGCACCAGTCCTCGAGCATGCTGACCTGCAGCCAATCGCAGATCCGTATAAGAAGGCGGTAACTGCTGTAGTTCTCGAAAACCAAGAAAAAGCCCTTCGTGAAGAGAAGGGTATCATGGAAGCAACTCACGCTAACGCAACTGGCGCTTCTGTCGATAACTACGACCCAATCCTCATCAGCCTTGTCCGTCGTGCGCTGCCTAACTTGATGGCATATGACGTTGCTGGTGTACAGCCAATGACTGGTCCTACTGGTTTGATCTTCGCTATGAAGTCACACTACACTAGCCAGACTGGTGCAGAAGCATTGTTCAACGAAGCAGACACTGATTTCTCTGGTGCAGGCGCTCACGCTGGTTCAAACCCAGTTGACGGTTCTTATACTACTGGTACTCCAGTTTCTACTGCAACTGCTGAAGGTTTCGGCGATACAACTACTTTGAACGAGATGGCTTTCTCAATCGAGAAGACTACTGTTACAGCTAAGTCTCGTGCATTGAAAGCTGAGTACACTGTAGAACTCGCACAAGACCTCAAAGCAATTCATGGTCTTGACGCTGAGTCAGAGCTTTCTAACATTCTTTCACAAGAAATTCTTGCTGAAATTAACCGTGAAGTTATTCGTACAATCTACAAAGTCGCTAAGCCTGGTGCAGCATCTACTGCAACTCCTGGTACTTTCGATCTTGACGTTGACTCAAACGGTCGTTGGTCAGTTGAGCGTTTCAAAGGCTTGTTGTTCAACATCGAGCGTGACGCTAACGTAATTGCACAAGACACTCGTAGAGGCAAAGGTAACTTCATCATCTGTTCATCAGACGTTGCAAGTGCCCTCGCAATGGCAGGCGTTCTCGATTACACTCCTGCACTTTCTACTAACCTCAATGTTGACGATACTGGCAATACTTTCGCTGGTGTTCTTAACGGTCGTTACAAAGTGTATATCGATCCATACAGCGCCAACACTGGTGCTGCTTCACAGTTCTACGTAGCAGGCTACAAAGGCACTAGCGCATATGACGCCGGTCTCTTCTACTGCCCATACGTTCCATTACAAATGGTTCGTGCGATTGACCCTAACACCTTCCAGCCTAAGATCGGCTTCAAGACTCGTTACGGAATGGTTTCAAATCCATTCACTAGCTTGTCAGCTGACAGCAACGTGTACTACCGTCACAACTTGATTACTAACCTGTAATCATTAACACGGTTTTAATATTGCGATAATAATAATTAAAGCAATATTCTTAGGGAGTCTTCGGACTCCTTTTTTTATGCTTATAAATAGAGGTATAACATGAGGAAATATTACCATGGCAACTCTAACAGACAATAAGAATTATCTAGCTTCAGACTCATTCAAAGTAGTTATATCTAGGAAGGACTATCCCAACCTAGAATATTTCTGTACGTCAGTTATGCATGCAGATGTTAATGTTGGCGAGGCTCCATCACCAGTGCCGCGTCTTGAACATTATGTACCTGGTGATCGTATGGCATTAGGTACTATCACGTGCAGTGTTATATTAGATGAAAATATGAATAGTTACAAGGAGATATACGGCTGGTGTGAGAGCCTTATCAATGGAGGTGCTGAAGATACTGCAGATATAACATTGCAGATATTATCATCAAAGAATAACATAACCACATCAATACACTACAGAGACGCATTCCCCACAAGCGTGTCTAACTTACAATTTACAACCAGTACAAATGAATATATAACATTCGATGTTACATTTAGAATGAGTTACTTTGATATAGAATAGGATTATTATGAATTTAGATGATGTGTTAAGTGAATGGAAAATTGATTCGGAAATTAATGAGATGGCTTTAGATGAAGCGTCTCGTGACAGTGCTAAGCTACACTCTAAGTATTTGGAGATGTTCATGACCTGCAAATTACACCTGAAACGTAAAGAGCTTCAGTTACAGTCCCTTCTCAAATTAAAATGGTTATATTACAATGGTAAGCTTACTGCTTCTGAAATTGAAAATGAGGGCTGGGACTATGATCCATTCAATGGTATGAAAGTGCTGAAAGGTGATATGAACTATTACTATGATGCTGATGAGGATATTCAGAAAGTAGTTATGCAAATAGAGTATCGCAAAGCATTGGTGGATGCATTAAAGGAGATCATGTCTAATATTCAATGGAGACATCAGAATATTGGTAATATGATTAAATGGAGACAATTTGTTAGCGGAGCCTAATTATGTCTGATATAGTTATTAATAATAAAAATTACGTATATATTCACATTGAGTGTGACTACAGTATAGCAAATGAATTAGTGGATCATTTCACATTTTTCGTTCCCGGATATAAATTCATGCCCTCATATAAGAACAAAATGTGGGATGGTAAAATCAGACTATTTAACTCAAGAACAAAGGAATTATATGCCGGATTATATCAGTACGTAGTTGAATTTGCTAATGTGAGAGAATATTCAATCGAGTGCACTGATTCTGATTACTATGGTAGACCTGATACATTTAATGACATTAGTATCAAAGAATGCGAGGCGTACTCAAAGGCATTGAATCTTCGAGCGGGTGTTAATGAAATCACAGCAAGGGATTATCAAATATCTGCATTCCAACATGCATTAGAGAGAAAGAATGCATTACTACTATCTCCCACTGCCTCTGGAAAATCATTAATTATATATAATTTAATAAGGTGGTATTTAGAGCATAAAGACAAGAACATCCTTATCATTGTACCCACAACATCATTAGTGGAACAATTAGCTTCAGACTTTTCAGATTATTATGGTGATTATTTTAAAACCCATAAGATATATTCAGGTAAGGAAAAGGCTAATTTCGAATCACGAGTTGTGATATCAACATGGCAGTCAATATATAAACTAAAGGCTCCATGGTTCAAAGATTTTGGTATGGTAGTTGGAGACGAGGCCCATCAATTTAAAGCTAAGTCTCTTACTGATATTATGACAAAGCTGTATAATGCAGAGTATAGAATTGGTACTACAGGCACATTAGATGGTGCTGAGACTAATGCACTTACACTTCAAGGTTTATTTGGTCCGATAAAGCAAGTAACGACTACTAAGAACCTAATGGATGATGATGATATCGCTACTCTCGATATTCAAATGCTAATAATGAAATACCCCGCAGAAGAATGTAAGGAGTTTGGGAAGAAGACTTACGTAGAGGAAATGGATTATATTGTCCGTCATACTAGACGTAATAATTTTATTAAGAATCTTGCTATAGATCAGGACGGAAACACTTTAGTATTATTTCAATATGTGGCGAAGCATGGTAAGGTACTCTTTGACTTAATCCAGAAGGCTGCACACGAGAAGCGAATGATATTCTTTGTATCCGGAGCTACAGGAGTTGATGATCGTGAAAGAGTTAGAGAAATCACAGAAACCCAGAAGAATGCTATTATTGTGGCGTCGTATGGTGTCTTTTCCACTGGCATTAATATTCGAAATATTCATAATATTATTTTTTCTTCTCCCAGAAAGAGCCAAGTCAGAGTCCTCCAATCGGTCGGAAGAGGATTAAGGAAATCAGATGATAACACTGATACATTCTTATTTGATATTACAGATGATCTTCATCATAAGAAACGTAAGAACTATACTTTAAACCATGGGGCTGAACGTGTTAAGATGTATGCTAAAGAGAAGTTCAAGTATCAAATATATGAGGTGAATATATAGTCTTCTCCCCTCGCCTGACTACATCTTTATTATAACATAGATCAACCAAAAGGTCACGCTTTATTTTTAAATTAAATAAATACGTGCCATTATATGGGATCTGTGTTATAATATATTATATTAAAAAGAATGGATAGGCTCATATGAAACCAAAAGAGAGAATACATTACGTCAACAACAGAGACTTCTCTAATGCAGTTATGGATTATGTCAAATCTGTAAATGATGCGGAAGAAGCCGGCGAAGATACACCGGTGGTAACTGACTATATTGCAACTTCGTTTATGAAGATATCCGAAGGTTTGTCTCACAGTTACAATTTCTTGCCGTACCCATATCGGGATGAAATGGTGATGGATGCTGTGGAGAATTGCCTACGTGCTATTCGTAACTATAATATTGAAGCAGCGACACGCACAGGCAGACCTAATGCATTCGCATACTTCACACAAATTGCCTGGTTCGCGTTCCTGCGAAGAATTGCCAAAGAAAAACGTCAAAGTGATATTAAGTTCAAGTATATTGAGATGTCTGGATTTGAGGACTTTATTACATCTGACAGTGATGGTGAATATGACACAGCATTTATCGAAGAGCTTAGACAGAAGCTTGATATCGTTCGTTCGGAGAAGCCCGTAGATAAGAAACTATTCGTCCAGCATAAGATATTAAGCCAAGAGAATAAAAAGCAAACAGCCACTCTGGTTGAAGTTGATGCAGAGTAGATCAGCATCCTTATTTGAAGGGTTGTTGAATGTCCTCAGCGGATTTGTATTTTCATTTATTATCTGGATATTAATAGTATCCCCCTTATTTGATATAGAAACTACCATGTCTGATAATTTTGGTATCACAGCTATCTTCACCATATTCTCATTGATCCGGTCATATGCTTGGCGCCGGTTATTTAAT